CATCATTATCACGCCGAACGACGCAACGGACACCATGACAATCGCCGTTGACACCACGCAATTCGCACCGGCGGCACACGTTGGGGCCGGGGGAGCGGCACACGCCGTTGCAACGCAATCCGCCGCCGGATTCATGGCTGCCGCCGACAAGACCAAGCTGGACGGCATTGCAACGGGCGCTGAGGTCAACCAGAACACATTCGCAACAATCGCCGTTAAAAACAACGCCGGAACATCGAAGGGTAGCGTGGCCGCAGATTCCAAGCAGGACACAGCGACGTTCAGAGAGGGAACGGCTATCCTCATGACGGCTGATTCTGCAACGGATGAAATCACGATTTCCGTTGATAGTGCGCAATTCGCACCGGCGGCACACGTTGGGGCCGGGGGAGCGGCACACGCGGTGGCGACGCAATCCGCCGCCGGGTTTATGAGTGCCGCCGACTATACGAAGCTGCAAGGAATCCAGGCGGGGGCTACCGTGAATAAAATTGCCGTCGGCACCTACACAGGCGTCCATGTGGGCGGTTCCGGAGTATACAACGAGCAGACTATCACAGTCGGATTTACGCCGATTTTCGTAATGGTCCACAGACAAGGTAGCTATCGGTGGGATGGCGACGGCATCAACGGAGATCAAGAAGCCGCTTACTGCATCACGGGAGAGAGAACGACGAACAGCGATACGTTCCTTGAAATTACAACAAACGGTTTCCGAATCGGAGGAAACTATTCGTCGGATTGGAAGAAAAATAACGTTGTCTATTCGTATATTGCAATCGGATAAAGGAGGTATTTAGTATGTTGTTGCTTTTCAAAAAAGACGGCACATTGGTAAATGACAGACAAACATCGAGTATGTTTCCGAAAGGCAGACCGCTAACGGAAGAAGAAAAACTTCTGGTTGATGCCGGGGAGTTAGTGGAATACCGCTTTGACTCTTTCGGTGACAGGGATTTCACAAATAGAATCAGCGGCGCCGAATGTGTAAAGGCAGTTTTCGACGAAAACATGAACGTCATTGATTTTGAGATAACAGAACGTCAACCGGAGACGCCTGCACCTGACAAACTGACTGTTTTGGAAACCGAATTGCAGGTGCTCAAAGAAGAAAACGCGAAGCTGAAAACGGAAAACGATGCCCTGAAACAGCGCGACTCGGCGCTGCAAGATGACGTCTTGTTCATCATGGAAACCCTGGCCGACAACGGCTTGGCGTAATCGATAGGAGGAATGCGGAATGGCAGAAACGCTTCGACAGCGGATGGTGCGCGGGTACGCTTATCAGATTTATATTGACGGTTACAAGCGTTTTTCTGACATTAATGCCACGTACCACGAAGAGATCAAGCAGTACGCGGCAACGTACTTCACGCAAGAGCAGATCGACAACGCATTGGCACAGGGATGGATCACCCAGCAAGAGTACGACGAAACGATGGCTTACAAGACACCAACGTAACAGGCAAGCACCGGGATATTTTTCCCGGTGCTTTTTTCACAGCAATATCTGTCAAAATTCGACAAAAAGTGATAAAATTTTGTCGATAGATTTCGAGGGGGAAGGAGGCGGGGCGGCACATGAATCAAAACGGATATAGCCCGGAAATGCTTGAATTGATTAAAGGGATGGCGAGGGTGGAACAAAAGTTGAACGACCTGGCAGGCGTGAAAGAAACGGCGATTGAAGCGCTGCAATCAACGCGGAGCGCACATAAGCGCATTGATGCCATCGAGGACGACCGCAAATGGTCGCGTCGAACGAGCATCGGCGCAATGATTGCGGGCGGCGTGAGCCTGCTATGCAACGTGATCCTATTGGTGTTCAAGGGGGGCGGCATGTAATGCAGGCGATAAGTGCAGGCAATGTCAAGGGAATCGACGTTTCCAAGTGGCAGGGGTTCATTGATTGGCCGAAAGTCGCAGCATCCGGTGTGAAATTCGCGTTTATCAAAGCGACACAAGGGACAAGCCTTGTGGATGCCTGTTTGAAGCGGAACGCACAGGAGGCGCACGCGGCGGGAATTGCTGTCGGGTACTACCATTTTGCGACGCCGGAACAAAGCGCAGTCCAGCAGGTGGATCACTTTCTGAATACCATCCAGGGGCTGCCTTGCGACCTGCCGTTGGTCTTGGACATTGAGCGGGAAGAAGGGCTGGGCAAAACGTACATAACAACATTCTGCTTGACGTTCTTGACCGAGTTGGAGCGGCGCACAAACAAGCTGCCGATGGTTTACACCGGCGCGTCGTTCGCCAGCACTTACCTGGGCAAAGAATTGTCGCGGTATCCGTTATGGGTGGCGCATTACGGCGTTGACAAGCCGAAACCGAACAAGACATGGGACCGGTGGGCGGTGTTCCAATTCACCGACAAGGGCGTTGTGCCGGGGATCAAGGGGAATGTGGACGTAAACTGGATGGAGGCGGATTTCTTTATGCGCTATATGATTTCAAAGGCGGATTGTGAAAAGATCACCAAGCTGCTGGGCATTTTGTGGACGCTGGAACACAACAAGCAGATTGACGTGAAACTGTCCGAGGGCGTGGACATTACGAAAGACGAGATTCACCGGCTGGCAAATGAAGTGCGGAAAGCGGCTGGCGTGCCGACAACCTAAAAAGGGGGGTGAGTACATGCAAGGTTTCGAGGTAACGGACGCGCTTTTGATCGGTCTGATTATCAGTTTGGTCGAGTTGGCGGTGCGGGTCGGCCTCCCAAAACGATTTGCGCCGGTTCTGGCGATTGTTTTGGGCGTGGCAGGGGGAATTGTCTACATCTTTCCCGGAGACGCGAAAATGGGCCTTCTAGTCGGTCTGATGATGGGGCTGGCAAGTGTAGGTATGTACAGCAGTACAAAAAACGTCATTGGCAAGTAACTGGACGGCGTTGTAAGATTGAATTGTTCACTTCTTGTTTTGCGGAGAAAGGCGGGAGAAATCCCGTCTTTTTCTCTGTCTTAAATGTTGACAATGTACACAAACATGGGTATGATAAGAATATAAGGCGATAACATAGGCTTAACATTTTGTGTAAAGAGGAAAGAGAGGCGTGCATATGAGCGAAATCATAAAGTGTGAGTCATGCGGGAAAGAAATCTCTAACAAAACAGAAGTGGAGTATAGCCAGTACTTAAGCGCGTTTTTCTGCAATTTTGACTGCGCCGTGGAGCATTTTATGGACTATATGCAATGCACGCCGTTCTCGTTCGATCCGCACGAAATGAAAGGAAAACAAGTGAGGTTAGTCCGCGGTAAATTGCACCGAAACTATTGAACAAAATAGTTAGGGAGATAAGGAGCGAACGGAATGACGGGCGAAGCGGCCAGAAAGGAGGGGCGCGTATGATCCAACTGAAACTGTTGGCGGTCGGGTGTGTCGGCATGGCAATCAGTGTCGTTGTCGCCATCGTTCTCATGGAAATGGACGCAAAAAAAGCAAAAGGCCCGGCGGCGTAACCGGACATTTTGCGAGGGGTAAATCAAAACTGCCGAGAACAACAAGGCGATTGATCGACGCGGCGTTCGTCGAGGGGCTTATCCCGGCGTACTTATAATACACCGGAGGCCCGCGGAATACAAGTGAAGGGAAGTAAAAAATATGCAATCGACAGATTTTTTCACGATCACCAACCCGCAGCAGGTATTGGGCCGGTCTATCGTAGTATTCATGCGGGATGGGTCACAATTCGGGTTCAAGGTTCTGGCCGTATCCGGGGATCATATCATTGGGCACGACCATGAGGGCATAAACCTGAGCATCGACATTCACGACATATGTGTGGCGAGGTGGAATTGATGGACAAAGAGTTATGCGAACAGATCAACAGCGTGCTGGGCAAGAAAATTTTCCCGTTGTACACGCAGCGGTCCTTGCGTGAGCGTTGGGGAGTGGGGCGCAACGTGATTACCAATCGGAAAAATCGGGACAGCGACTTCCCTAAGCCGATCCAAGGGTTGATCGTTACCGGCTACAATGACGGGGAAATTTACCCGGCATACGAGGTTGAGCAGTACGAGCGCGGCGAAAATTTCAACCGACCGGCAGGCAGACCGGGCAGGCCGCGTGTGGGCGGGAAGAAAAACTTGTGATATGATGATGAAACACTGGTTCATCTTGAACCAGTGCCAATAAACCGCATATTCCTGTATCGCATCAGAGGAAGCGCCTGGCCATGGCGCTTTTTTCTGTTTTTTCGTTGCAAACAGGCATCTTTTTGCAGGGGCGTGCATAGCCTACTTTCAAGTAGGCTATAGGGGGAAGTACAGTCAACCGGGGAAACCCGGATTTTTTTATTTTATCGTGTCATATGCCATGCCATCACATCATATGTTTTCGACAAAGAGCAGAAAGGCGGGTGACGGAATGGCGACAATGAAAACGAAATCCGTCGGATTCAACGTAGACGACGAAAAAGAACGGTTGTTGTATGAATGGGCGGCGAGTCAACCGAATTTTTCCGAATACGTGCGGCAACTGATGCGGCAAGACATTCTCAACAGGCAAAAGGCCCGGCAAGTGCCGAGCCAATCCGGAGGGATCAATATTCGTCTTTAGCCAACGATGATTTTTACGAAAGTGCCGATGGCCGCGCCAATTACTCCACCCAGGAGGAAGTACATGCGGCGTTCACTCCTTTTGTTTGGTCTACAACCTAGTATGAACACATCACAGGCCGAATATACGGCCACAGGAGGCGTTTTTATGGGTGTGGTGGTAAAGATCAACGGACAATGCATAAACGCGCCTAGAACGGGCGCACAGACGGTCGCAGAGGCATTGCAGGAAATTTCCCAGCCGATCCGCAAGCACAAAGGCGAAATACTCTTTTCGAGCGGAGCGGCGTCCATGATGTCGTTGATCCGGGAATACGTTTCATTTTCGGAGTATTTGGCCATCGGGGTGCTGATGTTCGCCGGGACCATGTGGATGTTCGGGCACAGAACCAAGGCCATCGAAATGTTGATCGGCGTGGTGATCGGGTACGAAGTGATATTGCACGCCGAGGACTTCATCGAGTGGCTGAAAGAGTTGGCAAAATAAAAGGGGGGCGGGCGGCATGGGTGATTTCATCAAGCAAAAGTTTGGGGAAGTATTCGGCGCGTGGCTGTCGGATTTGGGGCAAGGTGCGATTGACGGTTTGACGGGCATCATGCCCGAATTGACGGTACTGGTCATGTTGGGGTGCGTGACTGTCGGCATGTTTACGAAACCAGGGCGCTGGGCGGTGCGTGCGTTCCTGGTGTTTGCGGGTGGTGCAGCATGGCTTATTTTGATATAGTCCGACCCAAAATGACCTTGTTTAAGATCACGCCTGACAAGGGTGTCACCAATAACACCAACAAGAAATTCTGGCGGATGATGCACGAATTGCTTGCCTTGGATTACTCCATCAAGGAACGGATCGAACGGAGCGGACTGAAAATCCGATACCGCCTGCGTGACAATATATGGTTCGATGTGGTGGCCCGCGCATACCATTCCGAGGATCACCACGATATGGTCGAGGGGGAGAAAGAAACCAAGCACAAGGTGGAGTTTTTCATGGCGTGCCCGGCGAAGTTTGCGCCGACGATCAAAAGCAAGATGATCGACCGGTATCCGCAAGCGACCATCGAGGAAGTGGATTTTTCCGCCGTCGAGGTCCCGGCAGACGCAGACGTGATCGAGTACCGATACAAGCGGCACGACGTTTTTTCACTCAACTGCAACGATACCGAGCAGACGACGCCAATTTCGTCTTTGCTCAACGCTGCCTACGAATTGCAAGCGGGTGATTTCATGCGTTTTTCCGTTTGCGTGGAGCGGATCGACCGGAAGAAGTGGAAAGGGATGGCCGAGTACGGGTGGGGCCTTCTGGACCAAAAGCGGGTCCCGCAGCGCGTGCGATTCGAGCCGAGCAAGCTGCTGGAAAGCGCGGCGGACGTGGTGAAATTCTTGGCGTTTGAGGTCAAAGGGCTGCTGGACGACGTGTTGCATACGGTGCAAAATTCCTTTTTCAAGGACGACGGCAAGCGGCAGGAGCGACCAAAAATCACCTTTCACTCCAAAGAATATGACGCGCTGATGGCCAACGGCAAACTGTCTGACAACACCATCAAGAAACAGTTTGAACCGGTGTTCGCTGCGAACATTCGTCTGTCCGTTCATTCACAGGATAAGGCCCGCAAGCACATGATTGCCAATTCGGTGACGGGCGCACTGAACGAATTGAAGGGCGACAACTATTTGGAGCCGCGCAAAGTGCGGGTCAACATTCGCGCCAAGCACATCGAGGAAATGAACACGTTTCAGCGATTGACCGGGCATGATCCTGACCGCAATATCATGAGTTGCAAGGAGTTGGGCAAACTAAACCAGTATCCGGGCAGGGAGTTGCAGGCGAAATACGCTGACCTGCTGGACGTGAAACCGCATTTGGAGGTTGACATACCGGCGGAGTTTCGGGACGAACGCGGCCTATACATTGCGGACGCGGTAGTCAAAGGCACGAAAATCCCGATCCATTTACCGGCGACAAAAAGCCATTGGGATGAATTGTGCCTGCCGAAAGTGGTCATAGGCGGTCAAGGCCAGGGCAAAACTGCGGGATTTGGGGGGAATCTTGTCGTTGAGGCCGTCAAAAAGGGGTTCGGCGGTATCGCTATAGATGCGGCGAAAGGGCAGATAGGGGATGAGGTAGTGGCCGCACTCCCGGCAGACAAGGTGCGCCGGTTCAACCTGGCAAATACCGTTTTCGGTTTGGATTGGTGCGAGGTAAAGCACGCGCCGCGCGGCAGGGGGATGCTGGCGGATGCGGTCCTGGCGTTCTTTGACGACAACACAGACACCGCCGGGGCGCAAACGCAACGGTTCCTGATGGCCGCCGTTTACGGGATGCAGACCGGCAAGCTAAAAGAGATCGTGAAGATATTCCGGGACGAAAAATACAGGGCGGAGGTTATCACCAAGATGCCGGACACCATCCACCGGGAAACACTGGCCGAGTACCACGAGTACAAACCGGACAGACAACGCCAGATTGCCGCACCGATTTTTAACCGTCTGAACGTCGTTTTGGGCGACGAGTGGCTAATGCAATGTTTTGACAGCGACCTATCAATTGACATGGTGGAACTGATGAGTACGCCGCAGGCGGTCATTTTCGACCTTCCGAAGCGGGACGGCCTGACGGAGAAGCAGATCGACATACTCGCCAATCTGCTGACAACGAAGATCAACTTGGCCATGCAATTGCGCCCGGAGGAAAAGCAATTCCCGTTTTTCGTTGTGTACGACGAGCCGCACCGGTTCCTGCGATCCGCGAACCTATGGGAAAGCCTGGCGGTAGAGAGCCGCAAGTGGCGCGTGTCGTTTGTCTGGATGTTTCATGAGTGGTTGATGATCCCGCGCGAGTTGCGCCAGATCATCAAAAGTGCGCTGCCGCATTATTTCCTCTATCCGAGCGACTACCAAACATTCGCGGACCTGGCGCACTACATCCAGCCGTTTGAGCCAGACGACGCAATCAAGTTGCAACGATTCCACGCGATCAACTGCATTCGCTTGAACAGCGTGATTCAGCCGTTTATTGCAAAGATGGCCGCACCACCTAGCCAACGGTCGGTCCAAGCGGTATAATCGACAGACCAAACAATGAAAGGTGGTGAACCCACCTTTTAGGGGATGGAACAATGAGGATTTCGGCAAAATCCCGCACCGGGCACGTCCCGGTGTTTTTTTATCTAAAATGTTGACGATGTACACATTTGTGGTATAGTAAAGGTGAGGGAGAAAATATTGGAAATGAGGGGTAAGCATGGCGAGGGAAAGCTACAATGACCTTTGTTGAGGCGTGCGATTTCATGGCAAGCGGCGGGATCGTGGAGAGTTGCAGGGGCCGGAGATTCACCGGGCGGAATGGCCAGTTGTTTATGTTGGGACCAGGCGGCAAGTACATTTTCGGTTTCGGACTATTGGAAGATGAGGTTACCGGCGCGTGGCAGGCGGTCGATAGTTAACAAAATGTGTAGGGAGAGAAGGAGGATAAACATGGGTTTCAAAAAGCGAGTAGAAGCATATGCCAAAACCGTTAACTGCTCGTTGAAGATGGCTCGCATTCGCGTTCGATACTTTGAACGTCTGAGAAAGATCATGTACAACACAAGTATTTGCCCAAAGTGCGGGAAAGCTACCCTCGAAATGGAAATGGGCAGCTACGAAGAGGGGATTAAACCCTACGTCTACTGCTCAAATGATAGGGTGCCGGAGACTGAGGACGGAGAGACATACTTCACGGATTGCGGTTTTACTGATGATATGAAGGACGAGTACACACCTATATCCCCTTGGTTTGACTTTGACATCGTGCTTGCATTTGCAGTCAATGGGCGACCGCCAGAATACGATGTTGGCGAGAATTGGGAGGAGTTTGTTCGAGCTGATACGGAATCGCTGCTGCAAGAAGCAATTTAACACGATAGTTATTGAGAAAAATGGAGGGGTAAACATGCAGGAATTTGAGTTTCGAGCGTGGCACGAAGGGGCGCAAAAAATGCTGTACGAGGACAGAGCCGGGGAAGCGTTCATGTGGCTGTCACAGCGGCAACCCGTAAAAATCATGCAGTTTACGGGCTTGCGGGACAAAAACGGCAAGAGGATTTTTGGCGGGGATATAGTTGTTTTCAAATGCGCTTATTGCGGAAACAAAAAAATCACAGCAACGGTGACGTATGACCGGTTCATAATGTCTTTCGTTTTCGGCAGGGGAGAAGATGGCCATTTCAGAAACGACGCAACAATAACTGACCTGGAAGTAATCGGCAACATTTACGAGAATCCCGAATTAATACAGCTTGCGGAGGGGGACGCGAATGACTGAGCAGCAGATCATTGAAACGCTGGCAACGCAGGTGATGGGGTGGAAAATAGGCGCATTCTATGACGACCATAACCGATTGCGTCATGACGCTTGCTTTGAGGACGGTCACGGGTTCGTGTTGTTTTTGAATAAGTGGAACCCACTCCGAAACATAGCGGATGCGTGGATGATTGTGGAGAAATTCGGTAGTATGCCATACGACGATATTCGTCGTATTAGGTTCATGGCTTTGATGCCCGTCAAAATATACGACATTACTTCAAAATCCATTTGCGAGACTGCATTTAAGGCAATCGCTTAACACAAAAATGGTGGTGTAGAAACCCGGAGCAATCCGGGTTTTTCTTTTCGACATTCGACAAAAAAATGTCGAAATCTGTCTTGACGAGTCGATTACTGGCGGTTATTATAATAACCAGTAGTAATAATATACCAAGGAAACGAGGTGAGAGAATGCGACTTCAAGAGTTGAGATTGGCCAAGGGATTCAAAACCCAGGAATCATTCGCAAGCGCAACCGGCCTATCTCAATCGTTTATTGCACAAGTGGAGGCCGGGAAAAAATGGCCCAGCTTGCGAACTCTCCGGGTTATGGCGAAAACCCTGGGGTGTACGATTGACGAGATTGTAGAAGAAAAAACGGAGGGGTAAACAACATGCCGAAGGTGATTGTCGAAACGGCGAACATGAGCAGGATGGAGTGGCTGGAAGCCAGGCGGAAGGTGCGGGGCCTTGGCGGTTCCGACATGAGCGTGGTTTTAGGGCTGAACAAGTGGAAAACACCGTTCCAATTGTGGCTGGAAAAGACGGGGCAAGTCGAAAGCGACGAGTTGTACATAGTCGATGAGGACGGCGCTTTCGTATCCGGCAACGAGGCGGCATATTGGGGCCACGTTGACGAGGATATTGTGGCGAAGGAGTTTGCGCTGCGGCACAAAAAGAAGGTCCGGCGGCGCAACGCGATCCTGCAACATGACGAGTACGATTTCCTGTTCGCCAATATCGACCGGGAGATTGTCGGGGAAGATGCCGGTTTGGAATGCAAGATTACAAGCGCATACAACGCGAAGGAATGGACCGGTGACGAGATACCGGAAGCGTACATTGTGCAATGTCAGCATTACATGGCCGTAACCGGCAAAAAAGAATGGTACATTGCCTGCAAGATCGGCGGCAACAAGTTTGTTTCCAAGTTGATTTCCAGGGACGACGAGTTAATTGCCATAATCATCGAACGTGCGAAACACTTCTGGCAGCATCACGTTTTGGGCAACGTGCCGCCCGCCATTGACGGGTCAAGCGCAGCAGAAAAATTCCTCAACGAGCGATACAAGAAGGCGGAACACGGAAAAGTCGTTGAGTTAGGGAGTCAGTACAAGGAAAAGGTGGACGAGTTGTTACAACTGAAAGCGACCATCAAAGAATTGGACGAGCAGGCGACGGCCATCGAGAACCAACTGAAACACGAACTGCAACAAGCGGAGATCGGCCTGGTGCATGGATACGAAATCAAATGGACGTCGTACAGCCAGGGCCGCATTGATTCAAACGCGCTGAAAGAGAAGTACCCGGACATTGCGAAGGAAGTCACCAAGACCATTCAGTCACGAAAATTCCAAATTAAGGAGTTGGCATAACAATGGCAACGAACAACAGCCTCAAAAACCAATTGGCGAACAGAACAGGACAGGCGTCCGCGCCGAAGCAAATGACGCTAAAAGCGTTGCTTGCCTCACCATCAATCAAGCAACGGCTTGAAGAAACGTTGAAAGACCGAGCGCCGCAATTCACCACGTCGCTATTGAGTTTGTACAGCAACGAACGGATGCTACAAAACTGCGAAGCAATGAGCATCGTTCAATCGGCAATGACGGCGGCGGCCCTGGACCTGCCGGTGGAAAAATCCTTGGGTTACGCATACATCGTGCCATACGGTACAAGCGCGACGTTTTTGCTTGGCTACAAGGGGATCATACAGCTTGCCTTGCGTTCCGGACAGTATCGGTACATCAACGCCATTGAAATTTATGAGGGCGAATTGGTCAAGTGGGATCGTCTGACAGAGGAATTGGCGATCGACGAATCCCGCCGGGCGTCCGATGTGGTGATTGGCTATGCCGCATCTTTCGAGTTGCTAAACGGGTTCAAGAAAACCGTTTACTGGACGAAAGAACAAGTCATTAAGCACCGGGACAAGTATTCAAAATCAAAGAGCAAGGGGCCATGGGTGGACAATTTCGATAGCATGGCGCTAAAAACCGTACTGCGTAACATGTTGAGCAAATGGGGCATTTTGTCCGTCCAAATGCAACAGGCGTTTAAGGAGGACGAGCATATGGAGCAGGAGCCGCCCAAAGAGATTGATCCGGCAGAGATCGTGGTTGATGGGGTGGACACCGAGACCGGCGAAATCATTGACGTGCAGACGGATGAAGCGCCTGACACGTTGATATAACGAAAAGGGGGAAGGGTCATGGAATTGTTTGTGCAGGCGAAAGTTTTCAATCCGGCACTTGTGGGAAAGGCGGTTCGCATTACCGGCTATGATGAGGACGGCGTGAGTTTGGACGGTTTGTACCTGGTCAAACACGTTGCTGGCGAGAAAATTCAATTGGTTAAGTCGAACGGAAATATGTTCAGCTTGCACATGGAAAGTTTCGAGCCTCACATCATTGAATTTACCGGAGAGGAATACCCAAGACTGATAATGACCGTTTTGGAAGGTTAAAGACAATCGGGCGAGGCGGCCCGGCGCGGCCGCCGGACCTTTTGCGAGGGGATAAACATGGCGAAAAGTTTGTACGAGGCGTTGAAGGGGTTGGAAACCAAGCTGAAAGAAATTGCCCAGGAAGCGGATCACTTGGACGATGAATTGCGTTGGGCGAACAATCTTTTGGATGATGTTGCCCGGTTCATTCGTTTGGGCAAGCCGGATGATGCGCTGGAAAAGATCGAAGAAGTGCAAGGACAGATCGGCAAAGTCATGGAAGCACTCTGGAAGGCATCCTGACGCATGGCGCGGGCCGTTGGATTCTGCTGGCTGGTGTTCCTGTTTTGTTCGCTGATGTTTGTGGCAATCAGCACGTTTGTTCATTTGGGGTATATGTGAACGTGCGGTTGCAAAAAAGTATGTTTTTGGGCAATTCAGTTGCAATTACGTTTGTCAAGGCAAAACGGAGAAGGAAGGGGAGCGGGACATGATGTACGGAATTAAAGTGGGCGAAATGATCCTGGAAACATTCTATACGCCTTTGGAAGCATACGAGGCGGCAATGTTCGCCTATCAAGAAACAGGAGTATTCCATGAGGTTGTCGCAATAGCTGATTAACACAACGGTAATTTAGATAAATGGAGGGTGGGGCACATGCGTTTAAAACGAAAATGGAAGATCCACAATCAGAAGTCTCTGGACACTCTATTGAAGCGTTCAGAGCGTAGAGAAAACAAACCTTACCATTGCCCGTGCTGCAACAAAGCTCTTTATCGCCATAGCTACCGCGAAGATTATTGGGGAGAAGTAGAAGGCGGCTACATGTGCGAAGTGTGTAGCTACCAGGATTATTTCAGCTACGGGGGGCATACAGTGGGAGCCGGTGTGTGGGAAGGGTATTACGGATACAACACAGATCATCGAGAAGTGACTCGTATTCGCAATGAGTTTGCGCGGCAGATTGCGATAGCAAGACGTGAACGAAAGAGAAATCGACAGTTTTATTATGCGAAGAAAAAGTCACAACGGAAGACAGCTTAACAAAACACACGATTCGTTAAGAGGGGGCAAGGAGGTTGAGATACTTTGTATTCAAAGATCCTTACGCGCTTATCATAGCGCCTTACAAGTCAGCGGCTCGAAAACTTTATGCTGCACAAGTGATAGGCGACATGGGAGATACAGAAGAAGTCGAAGTTATCGAAGTGGAACGAGGACATGCTATTGCGGCATTCCGGAGAGAAAACCAAGATATTCCGATGGCCGATTTTCTTAACCAATTCGATCAATACCAAAACGAAACGGATGGGTTGGTATTATTGGTTGACAATTCCTTGATGTAGCTTTACAAAACATTACGCCCGAAAAGGAGCGAATCAGAATGATTCCTGTAAAAATCAAAAAGCTGCACCCGGATGCGGTGATCCCGAAGTATGCAAAGCCCGGTGACGCCGGGTTTGACCTGGTGGCGATTGAAGACGTGATTATTCCGCCGGGAGAATCCGCAAAAGTACGGACGGGGCTGGCGTTTGCGCTGCCGCCGGGCTACGAAATACAAGTCCGTCCACGTTCGGGAGTGAGTGACAAAACAAAGCTGCGGATAAGCAATTCGCCGGGCACGATTGATTCCGGCTATCGTGGCGAGGTATGCGTGCTGATTGACAACATTGCGACGGTTCCTGCAAGTGCGGATGATTGGTTACAAACCAAGGCCATTGACGGCAAGGTTGTGTTTGGGACGAAAGCGCCGGAGGGAACCTATCTCATCCGCAAAGGCGACCGGATTGCCCAGGGCGTACTTGCCGCAGTGCCAGTTGCCGAATTTGAGGAAGTGGACGAGTTGGACGAAACAGAACGGGGCGCGGGCGGATTTGGTTCTACCGGCACGAAATAAACAACCGAAGGAAAATCCCGGAAAAAATCCGGGGTTTTTTATTGCCAAGCCGGTCTGTCGATGGTATATTGGTTGTAAAGATTTTACGAACCAAAAATCCTTACAACCACGCAAGGGGGAATACGATGGACAATCAAACACTTTCTTGCTATGTGTTGGACGAAATGGGCAAGCGCGGACTGACGCAGAACAAGGTGGCTGCCATGTCCGGAATCAACAAGGGAAACTTGACGAAGTATCTCAAAGGCGCGGCATGGTACACGCTGGACGTGGTTGACAAGTTGGTTGACGCGATTGGTCTGGACCGCCTGACTGCATACGAACTGTACAGCAAAGAGGTTTTCAGATCGGATGCAAGCAAAGTCATGAAAAAGCGGGAAGATTTGCTTAAAAGGTGTATCGAGCATGGTTTCGTGGAATTGGCAGAGCGCGTGGCCAGCGCCATGCTGGAAGAAGGGTCTACGGCAATAGGTTTCTACCGCATGGCCGAGGAATACCGGCTACAAGGAAAAGAGAGCGAGGCGCTTGGCCTGTATGACAAAGCCATGAGCCTGGAAACGGACCGATATTCCGAATTGCTGGCCTTGTGCCTCTACCGGAAATTTTCCATTTTGCGTGATAAGGATTTGAAGCGGGTCTATGACGTGGCGTTGGAATTTTCGCTGTACATCAAGAATTTACCGTCTTTTGGCCCGCAAGAGCAAGCGGAAAAATTAGAGGCGTACCGCAAACTGATTGCGACATTCTACGAGTTGAAAAAATACGATCACATGTTGTTTTACTGCGACGAACTGGCCGAATTGACCACGAAAATGCAAGGAGCGGACGAGCGGACAGCAAGAAAATACCACGGGTATTCCAAGGTGTACAAGGGTTTTGCTTTGAGGGCCACAAAGCGGTATCCCGAAGCGCTGGCGGTCATTGAAGAGTACCGCGACAACGACACGGATAATTTCTCGGCATGGGCTACGAGCAACAACCTATACGTTCGTGTTGAAATGGGAGAAGTTGAGGCGATCCCGGAAATGCTGGAATTTGTGAAGAAAAATCCAATGAACAGCACAGGCGTAATTTTGTCGTTACAAACCTATTTATCCCATGGTAAAATAGTAGATGCGGGGTACGTTGTTGAAACGTATCGGGAGCAGATCGACAAAATAATCAACTCTTGCGATATGTTCTATCAAACGTGGCAATGCGACCTTTTTGTTGCGCTTTCCGAATACTACCGGATCGCGGGACAAAAAGAGAAGGCCAAGGCATGTTTGATAGACGCTATACGCGCAAGTTTGCGCTTGTGCCAACACGAAAAGTGGCTGCATTGCATCCAGACATACAACGCACATTACATCGAGAAGAGCGCAGACAATGTTGATTATTTCGAGTTGCTTTCACAATCCGGCAAATTGTTCAACGGAGAGTGATTCGGAATGAAGAAGCTTGCGTGCGCTGTTTTTATCTTGGCTTGTGCCATGGCAATTCCGCTTATGGCCTTTGCTGACAGTGGACCAGGACACTAAGGGGCACCAAAAAAGACCTTGCCGATTTCGGCAGGGTCTTTTTTGTTCCTCAAAAAAAGTAGAGTGTTGTAGAAAATTAATAGAATCAAAAAAACTTACAACCAAATGTAAAGTAGAGTCAAGAGGAACGACAACAAAGGTAAACGGCGTGGTTGTCGGTCCCGAATTTTGCGAGGGGGAAATGAGTATGACAAAGGCGATTGACATTCAAAAAGAGCAAAAGGCGGTTCTGGCAGCGGTGATCCTACATAACGCCGGGCGGCGCATGACCTACGAGGAATTGAGCGTAGAGTTTGGGGCATTGTCGGAGAGCGTCGGGCCGGTGGACATGGAGGACGTCATGCGTCGGTTCCCGGAAGTGGTGCGCGTGGCGGACAACGTGTACAAGTACGTGGACAAGCCGCGGGCGTACAGCACCGCCGAAATGATCCAGGCAGCGCAGCATGAAGATGTGTACGAGTGCGTTGGGGGCGACAATGCATTCCTTGGCAAGAAAGTGCGGCGCGGGCGGAGCGGGATCATGTGGATTACCGGATTCATGGCGGGCGAATTACTGGCGGTTGGCGACGTGGTTTTGGGCCTGGTTTGGAAGAAAGAACAATGACGCGATTTTCCAAATTTCGACACGCCCAATAATTTTTTGGGCGTTTTTTGTCGAAAAATAGCGAATTTTCGTAGACAAGCTGGGCGTGTTGTTGTAAAGTGAAAGAGTAGAAAACAGAAAGGAGTTGATAGACCGTTGAAAATTTTTGCGAAGGCAGATTTTCGCGTTGTTCGCATCAAGAATGGATTTACCATGGCGAAACTTGCCAGAATGCTGGGAGTCTCTAGGACGGCTATGGGGCTGTTTGAACGCCGGAAAAACGGGATAAGCCCGGAGAAGTCTAGGATGCTGCTGGACATTTTGGGAGTAGAGTTTGATGACGTATTTGAATTGGTCGAGCGGGGCGGCGATTGAGAGTGGTGAAAAAACAGCATGACGTTGCATTGACCGTATTTTCTCTGAAATTCCCGGAACTTCCCGGAATTTCTCGGAACCTCCGAACAAGGGAGGGTAGATAGTGGCGGAACGCAGGATGTTGAGCAAGATCATAAGCGTATCTGAAAGGGTCAACCAATTGCCCGACATTTTCCACATGTTGCTTTTTACCTGGATGATCCCGCACTCTGACGATTTCGGGAGGCTGCCGGGATCGCCCATGAAAATCAAGGCGCTTGTCGTTCCGATGTTGGACAAGAGTGCCGGTGATGTGGCCGCAGCATTGCAAGCCATGCACGATTCGGGGCTTATCGTTTGGTACGAAGTAGACGGCGAAAAGTATATTCAGATCAACAATTTTGAGGCGCACCAAACCGGTTTGCACAAGCGCACAAGATCAAAATTCCCACCCGTTCCGGGAACTTCCGGGAATTTCTCGGAAATTCCCTCTGAACAGAATAGAACTGAACTGAACAGAACAGAAAGGAAGGGAACAGAAGATGAACAGAAGGGAGAGGGTCAGCAGCATCAACAAGAAAATCCTTTCGACTTCTACGAAAACAACATTGGCCGGTTGTCTCCCAAAATCCGAGAAGAGATCAACCGATGGATGGATGATTTCCCTACGGACGTGATTGTGGAGGCAATGAACCAAGCGATTGTCAACAACAAGGCATCGTGGGGATATGCAAACAGTTGCCTGACGACATGGTTCAACAAAGGGGCGAAAACGCTGGCGGACGTGAAAGTCTTGCAAGTAGAGTTTGAGCGCAACAAAGGGGGTAAATCACATGCTGGGGATGGACGAGGTTCTAAAGCGACTGCAAGAGAAGGCGGAGCAAGCCCGTTCGACAACTTCCAAGCAACAACCAAGCGATTCCTTAACTACGAGCCAGAAGAGGGAGAGGACGACGACCTGTTCTAAATGCAACGACCAAGAGGGGTTTTTGTTCCGGGATGAGGAAGGCGTGGAGCGGTGGAGGTTCTGCGAGTGCTACTGGCAAAAGCGCGTGCTGGCGACCAGTAAAATCACCGACGAGTTTAAAGAGAAGGGGTTCAAGAATTTTGTCTTGGATGGACGGCCCGAAATCGTGCGCGTCATGTATGGAACCGCCATGCGCTATGTGAAAGAGTTTGAGGCGATCCGCAACGAGCGACGAAATTCCATTGCGCTATTGGGCAATCCGGGCGTCGGCAAAACGCATTTGCTCATGGCCGCCAGCAACAATCTCATGTCGAAAGGCGTTCCCGTTACATACTTCCCATGGGTGGAAACATGGAACGAGATCAAGGACGATTTTGACCTACTACATCAACGGGTGAACATGCTGAAAGGTTGCGAATTGCTGTTCATCGACGACCTTTTCAAAGGTCGCCCGCAAGATGAATATGGGCGGGGTGGACCGACGGCGTTTCAGTTGGAACAACTTTTTGTCATCGTGAACTATCGCTACATGGAGCGCAAGCCAATCATGTTGTCGTCTGAAATGACTTTCAAGCAAATTCTAAAAATCGACCATGGCATTGGTTCCCGCCTGTTTGAAATGTGCAAAGGGTTCACCGTCGAATCTGAGGGCGGCGATCCGTTCAAGATGAATTATCGGTTGATCGAGGAATGAGCAGGAAAGTCTACACCGCTGGGGAGTGTTTCAACTACGAATGGACCGAGGCGCAGGTATTGGAGTTTATCGACTTGTGGGACCAAGGTGTGCGGCGTGCGCCTGAGTTGGCGGAACACTTTGACCGGCACGAATGCGAAATTGCAATTTTGGTCATGGACATGGCGCAGCGTGGGTTTATCACCAAGGAGGGCCGGACCAAGCGGCGGGACATTTTTGCGGACGACAATCCGCATGATTTGTGGCGTGAAGAATGGAGCGAGAAAAAACCAGTGGGGAGGCCAAGGAAGTGAACAACAAGGCGAATGACGTTGGGATGAATCTGCTTGTACTGAAACGGTGTGTGTGTTGCGGCGATATGTTCCAGGAGGAATTTGAACACCAACTGTTTTGTGGCGATTATTGCCGGGAACAAGTTTTCGGCGTGGGGGTGGCGGACGATGGTTGCAGAGCGCATTGACAAGCTGGGCGCGTACTTTGTGTACCACAACGTCCGGGAGCGGTACGGGATCACGTTTGAGCGGTTCGTGCAATTGGTTGATTCCGGGTTGTGGCAACACTACATCGAACATTGAGGGGGATAAACATGGCGAGTGATTATGCGGTGGTAAAGGCAGAACCGGATTCCAAGGTGATAAACGTGGCGGTCGTTAACGGTCGCTTGGCTCTGATTATGCCGAAGGATAGCGCTATCCAGCGTTTGGTCAAGAAGGATTCAAAGCAAGCGCAGCAGGCGTTGGAGATTTGCTTGGAGTTGTTGGAGCGTTCGAGCGAGGATTTTTTGAGGGAGGGGTAAGCGTAATGGACAAGCAGGCGGCGTTGGATTTGATAAACACGTTGGAGATCGTTGATTACGATGCAGATGGCGAGGGTCTATATTACGCCAATGTCGAAGTGGACAACAAGGCGCGCGACGTTTTGCGGAAGCTGGGCAAAACGGACGAATGGATCGACCTGCACACAGACGCGGATGGGCTGCTGGATTTAACGCATTTCGTGTGGGAATACGCCCGTTGGTTCGATGGGGAGAAGTTTTTAACCTATGAGCCGGGCGATCATCCGGCGCACTATCTAAAAACATGGCCGGAATATTTCGAGGCGGTTCAAAGCGGGCGAAAAACTTTTGAAATCCGCCGCAATGACCGCGATTACCAAGTGGGCGACACGTTGGTATTGGTGGAGTGGTGTCCGATCAAAAAAGCGTACACCGGGCAGACCATCGAGAAAACGATCACCTATATCACAAACTTTGCCCAGGTTGAGGATTATGTGGTTATGGGGATTGCAGACCTGGCAAGAAAGGGGAAGAGCTGATGGACGAGCGGCAACTCATTGATGCGCTGGCGCAGGTGATGGGGTGGGAAGTGGATCGAAACGGATTTTTTGATGGCGAATATGTTAGGCCGAACTGGAACCCACTCCAAAACATAGCCGATGCGTGGATGTTGGTGGAGAAATTGACCGAGCGGGCGGATTTCGCGCTCGAAAAAGATTGTGATTCGAGCGGCTGGATATGTGAGGTTACTCTTGCGCTTAACTATGTGCGTGTAGGAAAAGGCGAAACTGCACAAGAAGCAATCTGCAACGCGGTCTATGCGTTGTGGGAAAGTGGGGGCGAAGCGTGATGGAAAACAAATTGGTTTTATGGGCTGGAAGCGCACAGGAAAGGGATTCGCTTGCTCAAAGCATTAAGCAACACCTGGATAATGCGTATGCAATCAAGGAGAGAGAATTGACGACAACAGACGATGGATTCAGCTTCCTGTTTGACGATGAAACGCATAGCACCATTGAAATTTCTTTCGGTCAACACTTTGGGGAATTGATCGTCACTATATCCGGGTGTTGCTCATGGGACGTGGTGCGGTTGTACAACGAGATTTTGTGCATGTTGCCTGATTGGGAAAAATAAAGACTTTGACCACACGACAAAATACGCGCGCAGGTGACGTGTAGGAATGGCCGCCAGACGAACGGAAACGGGGCAAATTCGCACGAAAATGACAAAGGGGTATTCTGTATAGGGTCTGGGCAAAAATCGTCAAATTCGGGCGTATATTCGGGCATTTAGACAATCATCTAATTGGAGGGGTAAACATGATTTGCAAAACGAGACACCAGCATTTGACGGCGACCAGTGTAGCGGGAATTTTTCAATGCAAGGATTGCGGGTGGGTAACGGATTATGCGCGGTTTGTGGCGGACCGCGACGGGGATGCGCCCGAAAGCATTCTGCACGCCACAAAACACGACGACGGACAAGCGGTGCTTACATACACCGTAGAACGCATTCGTGAATTGGAGAAGCAGTTGGAGCGGGCCACGCTGGATCACATCGAATTGAGCAACGAATACCGCCTGCTGGAAGAGAAATTCCGGGAATTGCAGGGAAAATCCGCATCCGTCCAGGTGGTCATAAACGTGCAGGGGGATGCACCTACCGGCTGGCTGCAAAAAGTGTTTGCGGTGTTGGACAAGAAAATAGCGGAAGCGGTTCAGAGCAAATGACCGACGATATAAAGCAGATCGTGCGGCTGATTCGCCGGGTGTTCGATAAGCTGGAACGTACCCGGCGAGTGACGTACCGCAAAGCCAGGAGCAAGCGGAGGGGGCGGCGCTGATGGCACGCAAGCCAGCGAAAAAAGCGGAGGACAAGCCGTTGACGCCACTCAACGAACAGGTGGGCCGGTGCGCGAATTGCGCCGGTTCCCGGTTCAAACATGCGATTGAAAAGCGGTTGCTGCTGCGCGGTTGCCAAGACTGCGGGGAAGTGTACGACATAGACAACGAGCGAGTGGTAAGACAAGGCGATCCGGCGAAGAAATGGGAGGGGTAAGACATGGCGGCAAGAATCGTTTTGAAGTGCGGGAAAGAGATACTGAATACGCGGGTGAAATCGGAAGATTTGGCAAAGCAAGCTGTCAACAAATGTTCGGATTTGTGGTTGGTGTTTGCTGACGATGAAAAGGGAACCAATGCCACGGTTATTCGTTGGTCGGAAATAGCCGCAATTATTCATGTGTCGGAACAGGAGGGGTAAGGCGTGGATCAAATGGCGTTGTTTAATGCTGACCAATTTGTTGACACCAACAAAAAGCCAGAGAACGGAACGTGCGCGGAATGCCAGCACATCATTGCGATTAAATTCGACCGGAAGATTCTGCTTTTCTGCCAGGCGCAGAAGGGCGGTCGATACGGCAAGAAAATCAAGAAATACCAGGCGGCTTGCGGCATGAAGAAAGAGGCCGACACGCCGTTTATCGAAGTGTACGGCGGGTACTACGGCGAGAAGTGCAAACCGGCAAACAGGGGCCGCAACGAGAGGAAGGATGCGGAATGACCATGATTTGCCCGGTTCCGCAATGTGGCGGGGATATGTACGAAACATCACCAAACATGCACGTTTGCACAAAATGCGGTTCCAGACTGCGGCAATTTTCGATAGACGACAGGGCGCGAAGCAAGCTAATTGCGGCGCGTGCGCGTGCGGGGTTTTCGTCGGTGACGGAAGCGGCCAAGGCGGTCGGCTATCATCCGGTATATCTGAAAGCATTGGAGCGTGGCGCGTATCCGTTGTCTAGGAAAGCGGCGTCGCGGCTGGCGTCACATTATCGGTGCGAGGCGGTGGATTTGCTTGATTAAGGCGGCGAAAAAGGCGTTGGTGGAGGCATTGACCTGGTTGGGGCTGCTCATAGTCGTGCCGGTCGTCCTGTTTGCAGAGGCACTTAATTGGTTCATGGAGTGGTTGGACAATGACTGAGGGCCGGGTGCAGCGATTCCGTTTTGACATTGAGCCAATGGGGGCGGTGCGGACAACGCGGCGGCAACTGCATGTGGACAAGGCCGCGATCCGTTACCGCGATTGGAAAGAGTACTGCCGCGCTGTCCTGGTGTGGGAATATCGCATGACAGGAGAGCCGACGCGGGCAGCTATCGGCATCCCGCGCATCGTGTTCCATATGCCGTTGACGAAAAACGCGACAAAGAATGGCAAAAGGCCCGGTGACTTTCATACATACACGCCGGACACCGACAACTTGATAAAGGCGATTTTTGACGTGTTCAACGGGATTTTCTGGCACGACGATTGCCAGGTGTGCCACATTGGGGAAGTGCAGAAGATTTACGGCGACGAGCCGGGTATCGAAATCGACGTGGTGGAGTTGTTCTGAGGGGGCGGATCGTGTGAAAGCAGGGGATTGGGTGCGTTATAACGACAAGTGCAATCCTGAGATTTGCGGATTTGTTGTAGAGGTTGCGGGATCGGTCATGGTTCTTTTTATCACGAAATCACCGGATGATCCCGATTTGGTGGGGAAAAGGAGGGTTGTTGATGCGGCATATGCGACAGTCGAAAATGCCGAATTGACAACCGGCGACGTGAGCGCGTTGATCGACCTGGCGTTGCAGACGAATGACCGCCAATGGTTTGAGGAATTGACGCAGCGAACGAAAGCGCTGGGCAGCGTGAAAAAACATAAAACGGCGGCGGATCGGCGGCCATGAGCCGGGACGATTACATGGTGCTGCTGCTGGTTGCGTGGGTGTTGTCCGTCGGTATGTTTTTGTGGGGCATCATATTCGCAAATTTCGTAAGAATGGGGGTAGTCTGACATGGAGAAGATCGGTTTTTGCAAACGCTGCAACCGCGCGTTGAAAACAGCCAAGAGCATCGAGAAAGGGGCGGGTCCTGCCTGCCTCAAAAAACTGGAAGCTGAGAAAGTTGTGGACGAGCCTGTGGATAAGGCGTAGAATGAAATCAACATAGCGCAACGCCCGGCTACACACCGGCGTTTGCTTATGATCGTTCATCAAGGCGCAGACCTTGGCGAATACTCGCAGGCGTGTTGCGTGGGGTTCGGGGCTATCCCGGACGTGCAATACGTCCGAGCGTACCCGGCAGCGCTCTCTCAAGTTTGTCGGGGGTTCCGGCCATACCGGATGCCTTGGTTAGGGCATGAAAATGCGTCCTTCTCCACCTAGGAGGGGCGTATTTTTATTTGATCCGGTGGGACACTACCGTAAAAAGCGAGGGTGATTTCCATGCTCGGATCAACCGGCTTGTGGTTGGGCGCGTCGCTGCTGCTGATTGTCGGCCTGACTTCCCTGTACTTGGTCAATCGGAAAAACAGAGGATAAACACCGCCTTAACCGGCGGAATTTTTTTCAAGATAATTGTTGACGATGTACACAAAATTGGATATGATAATGACAGAGGGGTAAACAAAAAACACGAAAGAGGCGATTGGAAATGGTAAAAAACGGAGTTCTGAAAAAGGCGGAAGTAGCAGAGGTTGTAAAATGGGTCGAGAAACAGATCCGATACACGGAAAACGCGCTTGTCGAGGTGCAAGTAGTCGAAAACTTGTTAGAAGAAGATTGCGACCATTACGCGCAAGTTCGGATCGAAAATGGCGACGCAGTAGAATTTAACGAATTTACCGATGCTGGTCTAAGTCTCCACAAAGCAACGGTGGCCGCTACACAAGTGCTGGAAGCGCTGCAAAGCGCACTCCGCTGGCAGATTGAGGACGGAGAAGTGACGTTGATTAGCGAAGTGCGGTATCAAACATACTGCTAAAAAAATAAAAACGGCCCGGTTCACCGGGCCTCCCATACAGGAGGGGTAAAGGATGAGCAAGCAAATAAAAATCACCAACAACAAGCCGAACAGAAACCGAAAGGCAGGCGCAACCTTTTTCCTTTGGTTCATTGGCGAGAACGAACCTGCGTTATTTGAAAGGTTGGTTAGGGTTTACGCGAAGATCGAGGGGGCGGAGTATCCCGGCGTAAATAATCCAGTTACCTATGGGAAATACACATTCGAGATCATCGAAGGGGAGGGGTAAACGATGGCGGCATTGGCAACCGAGAAGCAAAAGTTGTATTTCGAGCAGTTGGCGAAGCGTTGGGAAAAAACACACGGCCCGGCGCACTTAATGGGCCGCCGTCAATCTGAACGACAAACAGGCGGGATGATCCAATCGTGCCGCAGGTTCCGAAAACGGTCATTTTCGGGAAGTTGCCGGCGCGCGTCGGGGAAGCGGTGTTCCTCGGTCGTTTTTCGGTTCCAAAAACCGTTCCGAAATCAATGTCCCGTTATTGTTTCGCAAACCCGTTTGTGGTACTTTTTGTGTGTCAATTCACAACAGGGGTGAGCATGTATGATTTTCGGCTATGCCCGCGTAAGCACGCAGGGGCAGAATCTTGAATCGCAGCTACACGCGCTGGAAAAATACGGCGTTGATCGGATTTTCCAAGAGAAGCTAACGGGTACATCGAAAGAGCGGCCACAACTGGACGAGTTGTTGAAGGTGCTGCGTCCGGGGGATCGGGTTGTGGTCTACAAGCTGGACCGCATTTCCCGATCCACCAAGCACCTGATTGAGTTGGCGGAGCGGTTGGAGCGGGAAGGCGTGGATTTCGTATCCATCCAGGACCACATTGACACGTCTACGGCTGTCGGGCGCTTCTTTTTTCGTACGCTGGCCAGCATTGCGGAGTTGGAACGGGACATTATCGCAGAGCGCACTAGGGCGGGTCTGGAAGCTGCCAGAGCGCGGGGCAGGAAGGGCGGCAGACCGGCGAAGGACGCCGACAAGGTTTCCTTGGCCATAAGCATGTACGAAAGCCGCAGGTTTACCATCGAGCAGATACGAGAGGCAACCGGGGTGGGCAAGACGACGCTGTACCGGTATCTCAACGACAACCGCCAGAAATAGGCGGTTTTTTTATTTGTCAAAGTGTGTCAGAATTTGTTGTAAAATGTCGGTAGAGGGGAGGGTGTCAAATGGCCGAGAAAAAGGCAAGGAAAGTGGAGCCAAAACCCAAACGAAAAACAGGGCGCAAAGAGTTGTACCATGAGTTGGACATACCGAGCAAACTGGAAGCCATCACTGGCTGGGCGCGGCAAGGCATGATCGACAAGGAAATTGCTGCTGCGCTGGGCGTGTCCAGGGAGTTGATTTACAAGTGGAAGCGGCTTTACCCGGAATTTGCCGAGGCGTTGAAGCAAGGCAAGTTCGAGGCGGACGGCGAGTTGATTGCCAAGAGTTTCCGCAATGCGGTGGGGCATTATGTGTATGAGCAGGAAGGTTTCAAGGTGAGAACCGTAAAGCCAATCACCGTAGAATACCCAAACGGACGCAAGAAAACAACGCTAGAAGAAGTCGAGGAAGTGCAGATTGTCGAGTTGCGAAAATTCGTTCCCGGCAACGCGGCGCTGGCCATCTTTATGCTGAAAAACCGCCTGCCTGAGCATTACAAGGACAAGATCGAGGCAAACTTGGACGTGAAAAACCAAGTGGTATTCGTGGATAACGTGCCGGTTACGGACGACGACGAGGTAACAGACGGCGACAAACCGGGCGTGGTGCAATGAAAAAGATTGACGTTGCCAGCATCATCGGCAAGGGCTACAACCGATTCTGGCACTTCAAAGGGCGTTACCGGGTCGTAAAAGGGGGCCGGGGGTCCAAAAAGTCGGCAACAACGGCGCTGTGGTACATCTATCACATGATGAAAATGCCGCTGGCCAATCTGCTTGTGATCCGCAAGGCGTTCAACACGCACAAAGACTCTACATACGCGCAGCTTAAATGGGCCATTAACCGGCTGGGCGTCGCGCATTTGTGGAAGGTGACAAAATCGCCTTTGGAAATCACGTATATTCCGACGGGGCAGAAGATACTTTTTCGCGGCCTGGATGATCCTATGTCGATCACGTCCATTACCGTAGATACCGGGTACCTCTGCTTCGCTTGGTTCGAGGAAGCATACCAGGTAACAAGCGAAGATGATTTCGACAAAATTGACATGTCCATCCGGGGTGAATTGCCGCCGGGATATTTCAAGCAGATCACGTTGACGTTTAACCCATGGAACGAAAAACACTGGATAAAGGCCCGTTTTTTTGACGTATCTGATCCGAACATTTTGGCGATTACGACGAATTACATGCACAACGAGTTTCTTGGCGACGACGACCGGGCGTTGTTCGAGTGGATGAAGGTCCACCGGCCACGACGTTACCAGGTCGAAGGCAAGGGGAATTGGGGTATTGCCGAAGGTGTCATTTTCGACAACTGGCAGGAAAAAGAGTTTGACCTTAATGAAATCCGCAAGCGCAAGGGCATTGTGGCTACGTTTGGCCTTGATTTCGGTTACGTTGCCGATCCGACAGCGCTGGCTGCCGTTTTGGTGGACAAGCAGGCCAAAGAGATTTTCATTTTCGACGAGCATTACCAGCATGGGATGCTCAACAACGAGATTGCCGACATGATTAAATACAAGGGGTACGCCAAGGAACGGATCATTGCGGACAGCGCGGAGCCAAAGAGCATCGACGAAATCCGCAAGCTGGGCATTTCGCGCATTACAGCAGCGCAGAAGGGTCCGGACAGCGTTGTCAACGGCATTCAGTTTTTGAAGCAGTTTACCATCTATGTGCATCCGAAGTGTACGAACGCGCAGGTTGAGTTGGCCAACTACGTCTGGGACACCGACAAAAAGACCGGAAAGCACATCAACAAACCGATTGACGACTACAACCATTTCATTGACGCGCTGCGCTACGCCATGGAAGCCGTCAAAAATCAGAACAAAGCCCGCGTGGGTCGCGGCTTTATGTAAAAGGGGGCGAATGAATTGCCGGACGTATGGGTGAAACTGACCGATTTTGCGGAGGCATTCCGCAGCAACACGCGCTACATTGGTGCAATCAAGGCAAACAGGGATGTGCCAACAAGTGAAATCATCAAGGCGCTTATTGACAATCACAAAGGGCTTGCCGAGTGGCAGCGCACGCTTTACGAGCGATACAAAGCAACGTCTGATGGGGTCCCGATTTTCAACCGTCAACTGGTGCAGAACGAAAATGCCGGGAAGATCAACAACAAACTGAACAACGATTTCCCCGGTGAGATCGTGGATACCAAGGTTGGCTACTTCATTGGCAACCCAATTTCGTATGTGTCGGGCGAAGGGGAAACGCCGGAAGAAATCAAGGAGTTCAACCGGAACAACGACGTAGAGGACCTGGATGCCGAAACCGTCAAAATGGCAGCGATCACCGGATTGGCTGCAAGGCTCTTGTACATCAATCCGGAGGGCAGGGAAGCGGTCAAATGCGCGAAGCCGTGGGAATGCGTGTTTCTCTATGAGGATTCGATCATCAAGCCGGATTACGCCATGCGCTACTATGCTGGTTACGATGAATTGGGCCGAGCAGCTACGTTTGTGGAGTGGTACACACCGGGATTTGTGGCGTTTTTCCGGGCCGTTGGTGAAAATCCGTTCACGGAGTATGCAGTACGGAAGGTCCACAGGTTCGGGGCGTGCCCGTTGTTTGGCATCCCGAACAACGAGGAATTGCAGAGCGACTTCCAAAAGGTCATTTCCCTGGTGGATGCGTATGACCGGGCATTATCGGACGTGAACAGCGAAATCGAGCAGTTGCGCCTTGCTTACATGGTGGTACGCGGTCTGATCGTGGGTGAGAACGAGGACGAAACCCAACAATTTCTGCGGAAACTGCAACAAACGGGCTTGATCGAGATTGACGCAGAGGGCGAAGTCAAGTTCATTACCAAGGAAATCAATGCAGAGTTTATCGAGAAGCATTTGGACCGGCTGGAAAAGCGGATCACGCAGGGGGCCAAGACGGTTAATTTCTCTGACGAGGCATTTGGCGGCAATCTGTCCGGCGTGGCGCTGAAATACAAGCTGTTCAACCTGGAAACCAAGTGCATGTATCTGCAAAACAAACTGACAAAGGCGCTGCGCCATCAATTCCGTATGCTGGCCAATTCGTGGAAAGGGCGGACACCGTTCTATACGCAAGTCGCAAACGCGATCAAAGGGACAAAGGCGTTCGATCCGAACAGCTTGGAATTTAAGTTCACCCGGAACGTGTTCGTTGATTACAGTACCGAGGCCGACGTGCTGGGCAAGCTGACCGGATTGATTTCCACGGAAACTGCCTATTCGCTCATGTCATTCATTCCGAATCCGCGTGCGGAAATGGAGAAGAAGCAGCAGGAAATCGAGGAATTTGGCCCGGTCATTGACCTGGACGATGCGGGCGACGAGGACGACGAGGAAGAAGGCGACGACGGAAAGGCGGTGTAATCCATGGCCGGGAACCTAAACAAAGTCATGGAGCAGATCAACCGCGCCATTGGCCAACTGGTGAAGCGGAACGAACGGCAGATTGCCCGGCGGTATGCCCGCGCCATCGTGGAAATCCGCGCTGCGCTTGCCAAACTGTACGAGAAGTACGAGCGGGACGGCGTGTTGACGTGGGCTGACATGGCCAAGTATGACCGGTTGAAGCGGTTCTTGGACGAGATCAACCGGGTTGTTCTTTTGGTACACAAGGACCTTTCCAAACAGATATTTGCGGCGCTGGGGGAAGTGTACCAGGAGGGCTACTACCTGACCGCGTGGGCCGTCGAAACGGAAACCAAGACGCGGCTGGCGTACTCTACCGTTACGGCTGACACAATCGTTGCCGCGATCAACAACCCGATTTCCGGTCTGACGCTGAAAGAGCGGTTGGAGAAGAACCGTCGGGAAATCATTCTGACGATCCAGCAGGAAGTGACGCAGGGGCTTGTAAAGGGCGAAACCTACAAGACCATGGCAGGACGCTTGAAAGTTGCATTGGAGGGCGACGCAGCCAAGGCAACGCGCATCGTGCGAACGGAGGCACACCGGGTACAGGAGAACGCCAAGCATGACGCCATGGTCCATGCGGACAACAACGGCGTGCGGATGATGAAAGAGTGGAACAGCTTGGAGGACGAGCGGGTACGCAATAAATTGCTTGCCAATCACCGCAAGCTGAACGGAAAACGCATCCCGGTTTCCGGTATTTTTCGTCAAGGCAGAGGGGCCGGGCCGGGGCCGGGCATGATGGGTCGGCCAGAACACGATATTAACTGCCGGTGTTTCCTCACATACACCGTTGCCAAGGTGGAGAGAAAGCAATACAATGAAATTGAATCGACAACTTTTGACAATTGGCGACAAAATCGCCTAAAAGTGTCGAAATGATTTTACATTTGGGACTTGTTGGGGAATTTCAACAGCAAGGCCGCGGAGGGGTAAATGCATGAAATGGGCAGAAGTCAAGGCATGGCTTGAAGAAAACAAAGGCGAAGCGGAGGTTTCGGAGTTCCTCAAAGCACTTTCACCGGTGTCCATGGACAACGTAAAGGACTTTTTGGAGAACACCGAAGAAGGCAAGACCTATCTGCAACGTGAAAAGGACAAGCACTTCACGAAATCGCTGGAAACTTGGAAGGCCAACAACCTGACAGCTTTGGTGGATGCAAAGGTGAAAGAGTTGTACCCGGACGAAACCGAGGAATCAAAGCGCATTCGTGCATTAGAACAAAAACTTGCCGAGAAAGAAGAGGCAGAAAAGCGGCAAATGCTGCTGAACAAAGCATTGACCGTCGCAACCGAGAAGAAGCTACCAACGCAATTGGTGGAGTTCCTTTTGGGTGAGGACGAGGAAAAGACGCTGGCCAACATTGCGAAGCTGGAAGAGGTTTTCGAGCCTCATATCGCCGCAAGAGTGGACGAGCGTTTCAAGGAAAACGGGTATCAACCCGGACAAGGCGCAGGTGCAAAAGGAGTAGCGGCAGCATCCATTGAGGATATTGTGCGTGAAACACAGATTCGACAAGACTAGGGGGGCTTTACGTTGACATTCAATCCAAACAATGTCCTGTTGCAAGACGCAAAAACCGGACAGATTCCTTCTGAGCAAGGCACGCTGATTTTGAAAGACACTATTCGCGGTTCCGCCGTTATGTCGCTGGCCAAACATGAGCCAATGACCAAGCCAAAAAAGACCTTTACATACTTGGCAAGCGGCGTCGGCGCTTACTGGGTAAACGAGGGTGAGAAAATCCAGACGAGCAAGCCGCAATGGTTGACGGCCACCATGGAGGCCAAAAAACTGGGTGTAATCATCCCGGTAACGAAAGAGTTCTTGCGCTTCACCGTCGCAGACTTCTTCACCATGATGCGCCAAGAGATTGCCGAAGCGTTCTATGTGAAGTTCGACCAGGCAGCATTGTGGGACACAGATTCGCCATATGCGGCAGGTCAATCCATTTGGGCTGACATTAACGCATCCGGCAACAAACTGGAATTGAACAGCACCAACAAAGGTCTGTATCACGAGTTGAACCAAATTCTTGGCATGATCGAAGAAGAGGACGGCACGCCGTCGGGATTCACGACGATCAAAGCCAACAACCAACTGCTGCGCGGTGTGGTTGACGCAAACGGGCGACCAATGTTCACCGATGCAAACGCAGGCGCACCATCCTCTCTGCTGGGTCAGCCGGTCGGCTACGTGAAAAAGGCAGCATGGGACCGCACCAAGGCCGAGATCATCACCGGCGATTGGGATTACGCACGTTTCGGTATCCTGCAAAACATCGAGTATGAAGTGTCTACGGACGCAACGCTGACCACGATTGTGGATCAAAATAACGAACCAATCAGCCTGTTTGAGCGTGACATGTTCGCACTCCGCGCCACGATGCACGTTGGCTTTATGAAGCTGAAAGAAGGCAATTTTGCGGCGCTGACGCCGGACGTAACAGCGTAGGTTGTCGAATATAGAGGCGGGAGCAATCCCGCCTTTATTTCAAGTGACGAAAGCGAGGGGAGAGCATGAGAAATGGCGACGTGTTGCGCGTGACGAAAGACGGCAAGGAATTGCGTGTGACATACAAGGCGTACCGATTGGTGTATTCCAACCTGGGATGGAAACCGGTGGAGGGGGATGGCCATGGCAAAGTTGATCCTGGAACGGATCACGAAAACGCGCATGATGATTCCGCCCTGACACCGGCGAAGATCGAAGCCATGACCAAGAAGCAGGTGGAAGCCGAATTGGACAAACTGGTGGCCGCCGGGAAGCTGGACAAAAGCGACTTCAACAAGCGCGACGGCGTGGACACTCTGAAAGCGGTGTTGCTGGATGCAATTAGCTGAGCTGGAAGCGGTGCTGCGGAAACCGCCGGGGTCCATCGTTGGAACGCCAGAAGAGCCGCAATTTCAACTGATGATGGATGCGGCCATTGACCACATCAAGCGCGACTGCAACCGCGATTTCCTCAACGCTGACGGGGAGTTGGACTTGCCTGCATCGGTGAAAATGGCCGTTGGCCTACTGGTGAAATCCTTTATGGAAAACCCAGGCGTTGCCTCTCAATCGCTGGGCGAGTTGTCCAAGAGTTTTTTTGAGGGCGGCACATACAAGGCGGCCCGGAAATTGTGGCAACCATACCGGAAAATGAGGTATGTCTGATGGGTGTGACGTTCAAGAAAACCAACAACATCCCGCGCCTGACCAAGATTTTGAAGGAATTGGGCAAAAGTGAAATCCAGGTTGGGGTTTTCGGTGAAGATTCCAACGTGGATGAGGAACCGATCAACATGGTCACGCTGGCCCGCGTGCATGAATACGGCATGACGATCAAGCCGAAGCGGGCAAAGTTCCTGACCGTCCCGATCAACAAGGCGGCCAAGGGCAAGCGGGCGGCAGACTTTCCGGATTCGTTTATCGTCAAGGGCCGCGAGGGAATCAGCTACATTGCCCGGAAGAAGGGGAAAAAGGGAAAGCTGGACCTGCTGTTCATGCTGCTGCCGTCCATCACCATCCCGGAGCGTTCCTTCCTGCGTTCCGGCTTTGACGAGAACGTGGACAAGATCACGAACAAGATTGCGCGGGAATTGAACCGGGTATTGCGGTTTCAGATTTCCGTCGATGTGTTCTTGGATGCCATCGGGGAAGAATTTGCCGGGCTTATCAAGAAGAAAATGCGCCGCGTGGGGCCGCCGAACCATTGGGCGACCGTTGCCACCAAGGGATCATCCGCGCCGTTGCGTGACGATGGCCGCCTGATTCAGTCGGTGCGTCATAAAGTCGTGGAGGCTGACGAGTAATGGCGGACAAACAGTTTGAATTTGCCGATTTGATTGACGAGTTCCCGGTGCAGTTCACCGTTTCAGAGCCAAACGGGTCTACCGTCTACGCGCCGAACGGCAAAAAGACGGACGCATACGGACCGCCGCGCACCATGACCGGCATCATCCTGCCGTTGAGATACTACGAAGTGAAATACATGCCCAACGGCACGTACACCGAGCGGGACCGGAAGTTGTACACCAAGCAGCCGATCAAGGAAAAGAGTCGTTTGGAGTACAACGGCCACGTTTACACGGTGCAGGCGTTCAAGGATTACAGCGCCTATGCGGACGTGTTTATTTATCTGGCGAAGGGGGCGGGCTGATGAACATTTCCGAAATTCGGGATGCCGTCATTATCCCACTCAACGCATACATTTCCGGAGCATTCCCCGGTGCCGTCGTGATTGAAGCTGACCAGGACGGCGACATGCCGAAGGGTCCGCACGCTACATACAAGGTCACAAGCCCGCACATCAAAGACGTGGGAATGGCCGAGGAAACGGTGGAGGAAACGGCGCAGGGGGTCTATCTCAAACAGGCCAAGAGTTTCAAGGTCGTGTTTTCCATCAACGCCTACGCCAAGGACATTGACGACAGCATAGACCTGGCGACCAAACTTTACGATTGGTTCGACTTCTACGGCCAAGAGGTTTTCGAGACGCATGGCTTGGCTTTGGTGAACCTGGGCGAAGTGGAGAACCGGGACGCATTCGTGGTGGATGGCTACGAGCGGCGAAACGGATTTGACGTGATCCTGCGGGCGCACAAGACGTTGCAGCAGGACGTTGAGGATGCTGGGTATTTCGACAAGGTGGAGATCAACAACAAAATTTACCCATAGGGGGCATGAATCGTGGGCAATCGTTATGTCAGAGTGACAATCACACGCGAAACGAGACCGGCAAGCCAGCAAGGATTCGGCACGCCGTTGATTCTGGCCACGTCCAAGGTGCAGGCGTACAAAGAATACACCGGCGACAATGCGCTGGCATCTATCGGCGTTGACTTTGGGCAAGCGTCCAGAGAATACAAGCTGGCGGAAAAGCTGCTGGGACAAGAGAACAAACCGGCAAAGGTGGCCGTTTACGGCGTTGCCTATGACGGCGCAACGGGCGATCCGAACGACTTGAAAGCGGCGCTGGATACACTCCTGCGGGAACACAGCGATTTTTATTACCTGGTATCCCCGGAGCAGGGCGACGACGAGATTGCCGCGCTATCTGCGTGGGCGGCGGCCAATGACCGTCTGTATTTCGCTTCTACGTCAAACAAAGACCTGGTTTCTCCCAACAGCGACAACACGTTCGTCATGGTTCATCCGGATGCTGACGACCAATTCCCGGCGGAAGCGTTGGTGGGATACATTGCACCGTTGGAAATCGGGTCGTACACCGTCCAATTTAAGACGCTGAACGGCGTGCAACCGGCGAATTTCGGCGCAACACACGAAACGGACGTGAACGCGATCCATGCGAAGAACATGGCCACGTACATCCGCGAGGGTGGCGCAAACATCGTGTCCGCGGCAAAAGCAACGTCCGGGGAGTTTATCGACGTGATCCAGTCGGCGCATTTCCTGCAAGCACGCATTGCGGAAAGTGTGTTCGGCCTCCTGACGCGGGTTCCGAAAGTGCCATTCACCAACGCCGGGATTTCCATGACGGTGGCAGCCGTAGATCAACCGTTGAAAGAAGCGTACAACAACGGGATGATTGCGGAGGAAAACGGTGAGGCGCTTTACACCGTAACCGCGCCGACACGCGCTGAAGTTTCTGCGAATGACCGCGCAAACAGGCTTCTCCCGGACGTGAAATGGTCCGCAACGATTGCCGGGGCCATCCATGAGGTAGAAGTGCAAGGCGCTTTGAAAGTCTAGGAGGGACGGCGAATGCGAATCATGGACCAAAAGGATATTGACGTTCATATCGCGGAGATCGTCCACCAAAAGGAATTGCAAAACCTGACCGTTGAGCAGGTAAATGTGGTTGCTTTCTTGATGGAGTTGGCGGCGCGAAAGGCGCTAGAAAAAGAAGGGGTGAAGCAAAATGGCAAAATCAAAAAGCTACGACTTCAAAAAAGTGTCGCTCATCGTTGACGGGAGGCACCACACCGGGTTCATGGACGGGTCGCCTATCCGGGCCGAGCAAAACAACGATGGCGTGACGCCGCACGTTGGCGCTGATGGCGAAGTGGTGTTTGCGGAAAGTGCTGACCAAACCGGCACGATCACTGTCACATACAAGCACACCAGCCCGGCGTTGGCGCACGTCCGGCAGTTGTACAAAGCCCGCAAAACCTTCCCGATCATGCTGGACGACCAAAACGATCCGCGAGTGCGCGTTGGGGGCACAGAGGCGCGTGTACTCAAAATGCCGCCGTTGGAGCGCGGTACGGAAGTGACAGGTGTTGAAGTGCAATATTTCGTGGCGGACTATGACCAACGATAAAAACCAGGACATTTTGGAGGGGTAAACAATGAGTCAACGCAAGAATCCATTCATGCCTACGAAAAAATTCAAAAGTGAGATTTCCGGCGTGGAATACACGCTGCAAAAAGTCGCGCCGCGTCCCTGGCTGAAACTGATGGACGAGTGGGACGACAAAGGCAAAACCAACGAAAAGCTTACCGAGATCGTATTCGAGCATGTCGTGGTTGATCCGAAGGTGAGCATTGACGATTTCGAGGACTACGCCGAGGTAGAAGAGTTGTCCATGGCGGCGTACCGATTTCAACGCGGAAAATGATGAATTGTTGGGCCTCTCTAGCATTTACGATGTGGGGGAGGCCCACATTCGCAATGCCAACCTGTTTTGGTGGGCGTATGTGATAGCGCAGGAATTTCCGGGAATCAATCCCCATGATGTGAAAGAGTGGTCGCCCGACGACATTTTGGAAACGCTGGCGCGGATCATGCTTGTAGATAGTCACCGGAAAGAGCCGGTCTACAAACCAAAGTAAGGGGGTGAGGACTTGGAGACATTGCGCGATTTGATCGTCAAGATTGATTTTGACAACGTTGACCTAAAGACGCTGGCCCGCGTGGATTCGCTCATTGACGAGATTGAGGATTCGCTTTCTGACATGGGCCATGAGATCATCGAGGCTGCCGGTGAGTTTGCCACGCTGGGGGAAGTCGCGGAAACGGCCTTGCACGACATTCAACGCGAATCACTCATTGCCAGCGCAACCGTTGACAGGCTGGGCGACAAATTTGGATGGGCGACGGTGAAGGCGACGGCGTTGGGTGTTGCTATAACGAGCCTGCTGGCCATGACGGTCGCCGCCTCCGGACCGACGTTGGCCGCAATCGGAGCGCTGGGAGCATCATTCCTTGCAGCAGGGGCGGGCGCTGCTGCGTTCGGTGCGGTTGCCATCGGTGCGCTGGCGCAGGTGTTTGAAACAGCCAAGGAGATCGAAAAGCTGGAAGAAAAGGCGGCCAACGCAAAGACGTCGAAGGAGCGGGCCGCCGCGCTGAAAGAATTGGCTAGTGTGTATGCGGGCATCAGCGAGGAACAGAGGGCCGCGCTGCAAAGCCTGCAATCGTTCAAGGACTTCTGGCGCGGGTTCGTAAAAGGTTTCGAGAAGCCGGTTTTCAAAATGTTCACCTACGGGCTGAAAGGCGTGCAAACACTCCTGACCAAGCTGGAACCGACCATTTCCGGCGTAGCTGATTTATTCGGGAATCTGGCCCGCAGCTTAAGCGAAAAAATGGAGGGGTATGGCGCGTTCAAGTTCTTCAAGTGGCTGGAAGCAAACGCGGTGGACAGTCTGAAAAACCTTATGGCCACGTTCGGCAACTTTGGAGCCGGATTTCTCAACCTGCTGCGTGCGTTCGATCCGATCATGGACGACGTAGAAAAAGGCTTCCTGGGCATGAGCGAGGGGTTTAAGAAGTGGACCGACGGCCTTGGCAAAAACAAGTCATTCCAGAGTTTCATCGAGTACGCAAAGGTCAATGGCCCGGTGTTCATGGATGTGCTGGGGAATCTGGCGACGATTGCGGGGTTGCTGATTAAGGAGTTGGCACCAATCGGAACGGTGGTGCTGGACGGATTCAAAGCGACGACGGGCTTCATCATCGACAATTGGGGCGCAGTCAAGGATACGGTGATAGCTGCCGGGGCCGCCGTAGGAACGTTTATCGGGCTTGTGAAGGGCTTGCAGATCATCGGGGGTATTGTCCAACTGGTGAAGGTGTGGAGAACCGGCACGCTTACGCTGACAGCCGCACAGTGGGCCATGAACGGCGCGTTGTTGGCCAATCCTCTGACTTGGATTGTGGTACTCATTGCCGGTGTCGTTGCCGCAGGTGTCGCCCTGTACCGCAATTGGGATACCGTCAAGGCAAAGGCAATCGAGTTGTGGGGCGCGTTGAAGGAGAAATTCGCTGCGATCAAAGACGCAGTAATGGACAAACTGCAACCGGTGTTTGACTTCTTTGGTCGTCTGGCCGACAAGTGGAACGCATTCAAGGATTCGATCATGTCATTCAAAATGCCGAGTTTCGGCCTGCCGAAGTGGATGGGCGGAAACGGGCTGATTCAGCCGGACGGATCACACGCAAGCGGGCTGGCCGAGGTCAAAAAGGACGGATATATCGCGGAGTTGCACAAAGGGGAAAGCGTCCTGACCGCGAGGCAATCCAACGCATTGCGGCAGGCGGGTGTGCTGGGGGAAAATGCCGGGAAGCCGACAATTGACCTGAGCAGGGCCGCAGCCGCGCCGAGCAAGACAAGCAATGTCACGACGGTTGCGCCAAGCATTGCCATTCACATCCACAACGGAGCGGGTGGCCAGCCGTTGGATGAAAACAAAATCGTTGAGATTACCAAGCGAGAATTAGCGGCCCTGTTCGAGAATTTGGCCGTCAAGTTCGGCAGCTAGGGGGTGCAGGCGTGGCATTATTGGGCGGGGTTTTGCTGAACGTCGTCTACGCAGACAAACCGGACCGACAGACAACCGTTTCGCAGCATCCGATTGAGGACGGAAACAGCGTTGCGGATCATGTGGAGAGAAAGCCGCTAGTGTTGAGCATTAGCGGCGTTGTCACCGGGCCGGATGCAGCAAGCAGACTGACAAAGCTGGAAGATATGCAAAAAAAGGGCCAACTGCTCACATACACCAATCGCGTGCGATACGACAACCTGGTCATTGAGAGTTTTGGCACAGAGCATGGCAAAGAAGTCGCCAACGGGTTTCTGTTTTCAATGACGTTGGTTCGCGTGCGGATCACGCAGGCGTCGCCGGTAAAGGGCATGGCGTTGCCGCAGCGCGTTCAATCCAAGCCGGTGACAAACAAAGGGCGGCAGCAAACAAAAAAAGGGCCGCCTTCGCCGATGGATCGCCGCGCGGAATTTCTGAGAAATAAAGGGTTAGAGTGAGGTGGCGGGCGTGGAGTACATAGAGATTGACGTGGAGGAAATCCCGTTTCGTTGCGAAATCGACTTGGCCGGAGAAATTTTCACGCTGGAATTTCACTACAACCACGATTTCGATTTCTTCACCGTTGATATTGAGCGGGACGGCAACGTGCTTGTGTACGGCGAAAAATTGGTCATTGGAAGGCCGTTGTTTTCTTCCCTGACAGATTCCCGGCTGCCGAAAATGCAACTGATTCCAAAGGATTTGAGCGGCCAAGCAGCGCGTGTCGGATGGGACGAATTGGGCACAACCGTTTTCCTGATGGTGGAGCCGCCGGGAAGTGAATCCGCATGATAGGGGCATTGTACGGTCGGCAGATCGAATTGATTGCAGGCAACAAGCGATTCGTGAGCGGATTGGGGAAAGATGGGCCAACCATCCAGTTTGACATACCATTTGACGACGGGAAGGAGCCGAACGTGGCAACGATCACCGTCTACAACCTATCTGACCAATCTATTCTTGCCATCAAGAAGGATACGCCAATTGTGCTGAATGCGGGCTACCAAGGCGACGTTGGCGCGTTGTTGCTTGGGTTCGTGGAGAAGGCGAAAACCGAATGGCAAGGCGTTGACAAGGCGACAAAGATTCAAGTGGTGGACGGTAACGGGCAATGGCTGAGATTACCCGTCAAAAAGACGTACAAGCCCGGCATAACCGGAAAAGCCATCCTCAACGACCTGCTGGCGCAATGCGGCCTGCATATCGGAGCGCTTAACCTGCCGAACGACCGTAAATATCTTGGCGGGAAAACGATCAACGCACCTCTTTCAAGGGCGATTGCACAGGTAGCTGCTGATTGCGGAGCAAAGGCGCATGTCACGCGGGGGAAAATCTTTATTCGGCCCAAAAACGAGGGGCAGCCTATCGGTTTTGTGATCGACAAGGACCATGGCTTGATCGGAAGCCCGACGCCGATTGAGACAACCGAAACCATTAAGATTCCCGACGCGAAGGACAAGAAGGTGACGCGCCAAGGCTGGAAAGTTGTTTCACTGCTCAATCACCGGATCACGACCGATGCCATCGTGCAGATCAAGAGTAAGACGGCAAACGGTCTTTTCCGGGTCGAGAAAGGCCGACACGACGGCACATCATTCTATACGGAAATGGAGGTGTACCCGGTATGAGTGAGCCAGAAAAGTTTTTCGATGATTTTGCGAATAGCTTGATTTCCGGCATACACACGTCCGCTATTGGCCAGATCGAGGCATACGACGCGGAAAAGCTAATGGCCGACGTAAAGTTGTTGCCGGACGGAGACTTGATTACCGCCGTTCCGGTGGCCGACTTACAAACGGGCAGGTACATCATTCGGACGCCGTATAAGCGCGGGGATTATGTGTTGATTTCCTTCTGTATGCGGGACATTGACGGCATCCTGCATGGTGACAGCGCACCGCCATCCAGCCGCATGTTGGACGTCAATGACGCCGTAGTGGTGTGCGGGATCAACCTGTTTACCCGGCCACTCCCAAAACAGGCGATTGACACGAATGACGGCGGCAAGGTGACGCCGATCAATCCGGGCGATTTGCTGATTGCATCCAAGGACATGAAGGATCGGATTGTTTTGACGGAAGCAGGCGGCATCAAAATGTACAGCGACAACCAAAACGGGGTTGAGATCGTCGCGCCGATGGGCGTTACTTTCCGGGCCGACAATCCGGCAGGGCGGGGCGTGCGGATCATCGGCAAGCAAGGGAGTGAATCGTGGTGATTGATTTCAAAGTGGACGCAACCGGCGACCTGGTATTTGACGGACAAAATGACCTTGAGTTGGTCGAAGGCGACGACGAGTTAATGCAATGCGTGGCCGACATTCTGACAACGAACCTGGGGGAATGGTTTCTCAATCCCGAAGGTCACGGCTTCCCGCGTTATGAGGTGTTGGGCGAAAAGTTCAACCGGGAGGAAATCACCGAGAGGTTGGTGGCTGCCGTTTTGCAGGAGGACCGGGTGGAATCCGTCGAGGAAATCACATGGGAGTTTGACCGCAAAGAACGCAAGTTGTCCGGTTCATTCCGGGTTGTCAAACGAAACGGCGAAGTGGTAGAGGGGGGATTCTAGCGTGCTGACGGCGCAGGGGTTTAAGCGGAAAAGCTACGAGGAATTTTTGGCTGAAATGCAGGAGCAAGCCCGGCAAGAGTTCGGGGCCAATGTCAACCTGTCTGACAGGTCGAAGCTGAGCAAATTGATTAAGCTATGGGCCTATGCCCGCGCCGAAGAAAACGAGAAGGCAGAAGCGGTGTACAACGCCGGTTTCATTGATACGGCAGAGGGCGTAAGTCTTGACCGGGAAGTGGCGAAAATCGGCATTCGCCGCCGTCAAGAGCGTAAGGCGGAGGGGCAATTGAGCATAACCGTTGATCCGGGCACGACCGTTCCGGCGGGATTCATGGCGGAGACACTTGGCGGAATCGTGTTCAAGACCGTTTCGCCGGTCACAGACAGCGACAACAACGGTGTAGTGGTAGCAGACATTGAAGCGGTAGAAGCCGGGGCGAGGGGTAACGTGCCAGTGAACACTATCACCAAGATCACCACACCGGCAGCCGGAGTGTTATCCGTTTCCAATGCGGCGCCGACAACAGGCGGGCAAGACGCCGAAACCGACGAGCAATTGCGAAAAAGGGCGTTGCAGCAAGGGGCGAAAGATGGACTGCCGACAGGCGACGGCATCCGGGCCACGATTTTGAAAGATGTTCCGGAGGTAAGGGCGGCAATCGTGGTAGAGAACGAGGGCGACGTGCCGGACGCAGACGGAAGGCCGCCTCATTCCGTGGAGGCCATCGTGCTTGGCGGTCAACCGCCGGACATTGCCAAAGCGATCCTGCGGGCAAAGGCGGCGGGCATCCGGGCATACGGATCAACGGTTGTCGTGGTACAGGACGCAAGCGGCAACAATCAGACAATTGGATTCAGTTACGCTCAACAGGTGGACGTTTGGGTGAAGGTGGACATTCGCACCAATAGCTTGTACCCGGCAAATGGGGCCGCGCTGATTCAACAGGAAATCGTGGAGTACATCGGCGGGCAAGACGCAAGCGGTAACTTCCATGACGGCCTCGGAATGGGCGAGGACGTTATCCAAGCCCACCTTGTCGCGCTGTCGAAGCTGACCGCGCCGGGCGTCGTGGATGCAACAGTGACGATTTCGACGGATGGAACCAACTACGCCGCCGCCAACGTATCAATTGATCCGAAGAAAGTTGCACAAACAGCGCCGGGCAAGGTGGTGGTTAACATTGTCTGATGTGCTGCAAAAGTTTTGGGACAGATTGACCGACAATTTCAATAAGCATCCAAATTCAAACGTAAGCAAGCTGCTGAAAATTGCCGCCGCACACATCCAAGAGAACACCGACCTGCTGGACAAAATCGAAGAGTGGCGGGACGTTGACAAGGCAGAGGGGGCGGTGCTGGACCGGCACGGGCGCAACGTGAGGCAGGAGCGCGGGCAGGCCACTGACGAGGTTTTTCGCGTTCTCATCAAGTCAAAGGTGCTGCGAAACTTTTCCAACGGGTCCATCGACACAATCATTGAGTTTCTGGCGTTCATTCTGCAAGTCGATCCGCAGGTGGTGAAGGTGCGGGAGTTGTGGCCGGATGATGATTGGTTGCTGCGGAATAACTTATTAGGTACTGATGGGAATTTCGAGGCAACAAACACCATGGCATACGGAGGCGGAACGGCAGCGCTGGACAGCACGCGAAAGACAACCGGAGCCAACAGTGTCAAGATTACAAAAACATCAACCGCAACAAACGTCGATCCTCTGGCCGCAAAACGCATTTACCCGGCAGTTGGCGATTGTTACCTAGCAATTGCGGATGTGTACAACGAAAACGCCGCAACAAATGTGTACATGACTTCCTTGTCTACCGGAGTGACGCGCACAGCAAAGGTCGTAACGTCAAATGTAACAGGATCGTATGCGGCGACTACGGTTGGAATATTTGTGCCAGTTGTCTATGCTTTCAAAGTAACTGCCGTTACAACGCCCGGAGTGTCTTATATTTACCCGAGGATTCAACACACAGGCACATCCGGTCATGCGTTCAACGTGGATTCGTTCCGGATTTTCAAAATCACACAAGCGGAGTTTGATTCGTTTGTAACCGCGTCGAGCCTCGAAGTTTGCAAAGAAATTGCGAATAAATACCGCTATGTTGACGCCAATGTGGTGGCGTCCACTCCGGGCAGGTGGGCCGCGTTGCATGTGGACGTACCTGCCGGGGAAATTGCCAAGACCGGTCTTTCACTCAATCAGTTTGGCCGCCTTGTCAATGCGGTAACGGCCCATGGGGTGAGGGCCGAAGTGTTGTTTGCCGGGACGTTCGCGTTTTCGTCCAACTACACGCAGGAGGAAATTGATCCTGCAACGGGTTTTGCGAGTGTGGACGGTACGCAGGGCGGTACATTGGGATACACATACGACCCAGAGCATGACGTGGAATTGCCAATTTAACGGGGGTGTAAAGACATGCCATTCAATTTCAAATTGCCGCAATGGAACAAGAGCGAACCTGATCCGCCGCAATCGAAACTGGATGCCGGATTCGGACCGGGAGAAAAGCCGTCTGCCTCTCTTTTCAACTGGTTTTTCAACCTGGTATCCGCAGCGCTTTCTGAGATCAAAAACAACGGCGAAACGACGACAGGAGCACAGGCCAAGGTTGACGCTCACGCCAACAACACAAGCATACACGTAACACCGGCAGACAAAACCCGGTGGGACGCTGCGGCGAATGCGAATCCGTCCATGTTCGCAAGTGTGAGCGTCAAAACTTCTACCGGGGCACAAAAAGGAAACAACTTGGCGGCAGATCAATCAGCAGACACATTGAACATCCAAGAAGGGTCGGCCATCATTATCACGCCGAACGACGCAACGGACACCATGACAATCGCCGTTGACACCACGCAATTCGCACCGGCGGCACACGTTGGGGCCGGGGGAGCGGCACACGCGGTGGCGACGCAATCCGCCGCCGG